TAAACTTACTCTGATCTTGTCTATGCGGGAATACATGGTCTATATGAAGCGCTTGAACCACTTTACCTTCAAGCAAGCAAGCTGCACATAATGGCTTCTTACTTAATTGAATAATTCTTTGTTTCTTCCAAAAGGCAGTTGAGTATAGCTTACTATTCTCTTTGCCTTTATCTGTTATAGCACCACCATGCTCATTGCAAAAGGTGGATCGGCTAGTCTTTTCATTCTTGCAACCTAACTCCCGACACTTTGTATTGAGCGGGGCAGTTGGCATTAATCTAAAAAGGTTAAACGATATATGGTTGAATCAAAAAGCGACATAAGATTATCAACACTATTTTGAATAGAACTATAATCACCTACAACGGCTCTATTCTTTACTAGAAAATCTCTTACCGCCATAACTTCTGTTAGTGCATCAGAATTAGGTGCTTCATAAGTTGCTGGATATTCCACAATAACTTGATATGCGCCTTGCCATTCTTCAATGATTGAATCCACAAGATCAGGCAATTGCTCATAATACTTTTGAAGCGCTTTGTGTTCTGAATATGATTTGGTCTGTAAATGCAAGGTATGACCATTGGTTGCTGCATGAAGTAACTTTAAAAAGAATTCGCCAATAGTTACTGTTGGGACTTCCATTTGAGCTTCGTGGATTGAATATACTTTTTTCATAAGGTTACCTATTCATTAGATAAATGGCTATTGCCATGATAATAACACCGAATAGTAATTCTATCATAAATTATCCTTGATTAAGTTTAAAGTTTCTGCTAATAACTCCGCTTCTGTTCCAAACTTTCTTTCAAATTCTTTAGCCCCAGCATGAAAAGCTATACCATAGCCACCATTTCTATGATGATTAGGACATAAAGGATAGGCTAAACTCCAATGAGCGCGTTTATGACCTTGCCCTGCTCGCAAGTGATGTATTTCAGGTGCAGAATAACCCCAACCTTCTCGCCTACACACTATACATCCTAATTGTGACAGTTTATCGTAGTGCTTTCTTTCGTCTTTAGTCATTAATCACCACAGAAGCAAGCAATAGTTTCTTCTTCTGATCCAAACATATCGCCTTGTGTTTTAGAATATTCCATCATTTGTTTATAGCTAGGTCTATCTTTTCTAAACCTTGCACCATCGCCCGTAAATTGACCTGTTGATTTTATTTTAGCTTCTTGTTCCATCCACCATATTGCTCTTTCAGGTTTTTCCTGAATTAAACTTAAAGTTTGAGGATACCCTTTAAGAAAACATAAATCACAATTTCCATGATAAGTTTTGCCATTAATATTAGGTAACTCTAAATCAAACTCTTGTTCTGCCCAAAAATTTCCAACATCTTTAGAAGTTATACCATCAACAAACAATGGCACTCTATCTCTAGTTACTTTAGCTGCCCTTCTTGGTTCGTCTGCTCTTATACCAATCCAATCAGAATTTTCATCGTGCTTCCAGCCCAAATCTTTTAAATACCTATGAATTGTTCTGATCTTTAATTCTACTGTGCAAAATCTAGTTACAGGATTAGGTAAATAATTTTTCTTTTCAATAAGTGCGGCAAAAGGTTCGCCATTTCTACTAGCAGTTTCGTAAGTTATTTCTTTGTATCTTGGCTTTTCAGGTAAATATTCGAGCCAAACTATAGGGACATTCCATTTTGTTGCACAATCATTAATAAATTTAAGAGTTGCTTCTTCTTCTTTTCCTGTATTTGCAAATATAACTTTTGCATCATCGGGCAATCCATTATTAGATTGTAATACTCGCCAAAGCATATAACCTGAAGTTCTGCCCCCACTAAAACTAATAACTGTAGGCTCTATTATCTTATACGGATCGCTCATTCAATACTCCATCCTAATTGAGCAAAATAGGATTCTATTTGCTGAATATATAAACTAAATTCTTCCACAGTCAAATCTGTAGTCGATCTAACATAAGGCACTTGAACCTCATTAATCATCTTTTGTTCTGTAAGAAATAAATGTCCACACAGTAAATGGACTTCCATTGGTAAATAGCCTGTAAAGTTACTTATGCTTTTATACAATCTGCCCCAAAGAAACTTATTAGCTTCAATTGATCTCTTATCACCACTAGCTTTTTCTTTTATCGTAACTTGCGGTGTCTTTCCTTGTTTGATTAATTCTTCCAAATAAATCACCAATTGCGGAATGTTCTGTTTGCTCACTATCCAATCTTTCTGCTTCATCTTTTAGCACCTTTGCGTCATCGTGTATTTTAATCATCTTGTTTGAATCCCATAATACATATCTATTTGCACCATCGGCAAGAGTATATCGGGATATATAAAAATTATTGCGTTCAATGCAATATTTACTAACCTTGCTCCATTTATTTTGCATTTCTAATCCTTTCGCATATTGTAGTCATAAATTGAATTAAATCATCAGGACTATATTCTCTTTCATATTGAGTGCATCTTCTTCCTGGTTGTCCTGTTATGCCACAAATAGTTTTCCATGGTTGCCCTTCTCTAAATGGAATTAGTGGCACTTCTTCAGGTTTAATGCCAACAATATAAAGATGCGTCCACTTTCTTGCTACATGACCAAAATGATATTGATCTATTAATATTGTAAATCCACCAAATTCATCAGGTGCTTGATTAGGCATTGGTAAAAATGCTTCTTTCCATAATTTGCTGCCTTTTGGATGTTCAAGCACTCCGCCATTTTTTCTTACTTGTTCTAAAGCAAAATAAGCTAATTGTTTTTCATCAGGTCTAGGGTTAGCCATGTGGCTTAATCTACCCCAAGCTCTGCAAGGTGGGTGAGCTATAACAGGATCAGATTTATTATAATTTCTAGCATCTCGGTCAATGTCATAAACATCATAACCTTCTAATTGCTTATATCTGCTATCTTGTCTTGCAAATAATACTGCAATCATTTTGCATTCACCGCTTGTTTAGCAAAATTAAGCGATATTGCTGGATAATTCTTGGGGTTAGCAATAATACGATGCGCCCAAGCCCTCATATCTTTTAACTTCTTATCTTCACTTTTATTGTCCTGGACAAATCTATTTACATTTGCCGCATATACCGCATTAGCTTCTTTAGATAGCTTTGGTGCTTCTAGCCTGGCAAATTCAATTGGCTTTTCCCTGCACAATTGCAAAATGTCAAAAATGCTGGGAAAGAATTTACTGTTATCAACATGCTTATCAAAAGCTTTTGTAACTACATTAAATTCAAATTTCTCAAGCTTATAAAACCAAACTCGAAGTGTATCTTGGTCTAAAGGTTGTTTTTGATACAGAGTTGTTACTGTGTCCATCATTTGTTTAAAGCCTATCTTATCGTTTAGTATCATTAATAATCCTTTTATTTAGCCATCATATACAAACCAACATTTCCTAACGCATAACCAAAATAGCAAATACCCATTCCATGATTGCCAATCCAAAACTGTTCTGCGCTTATATAAGTGTATATAGCGCCTGTGATAATAATTAATATATGGCTCAAAATGGTGGCTCATCTCTTATTAAATCAAATACATTTTCTTTCGGTAGAGCTGGCAATCGTTCAATCTTATGATTGCCCCTATGCAATATATAACATTCAGCTTCATGCTTTGTTCTAAATCTGCGGATGGGTTCGCCTAGATCATCAAAGACTAAATAGCGAAATAAGACTTCCATAAAGTTACTCATCTAATAAACATCAATTCTAACACTAATGATATTCCTAATAAAAGTCCAAAAATTCCACCAACTATTAATATTTTGATTGCAATATTAATAAAACTAACCATTAAATTCTTCCCATAAGAAATATAAGACGAGTGTAACAACCAGGAATATAACCATCCACAGAATAAAACCAACAATTTTAAAGACCAACCACAAATTTGCTAGAATCATATTTCTTCTCAACTCCGTTAATTGTTTTAGATTCACCAGCTACTAATTTAGTGATGGTAAGATTATGGCGCTTGCCCTTGAGGTCGCGCATCCACTCCAAACTATCAGGCTCAAAGAATGAAATCATTTTCCAAACTATTTCGCCATTTTGACCTGTTTCTTCTATTAACCAAGCTTTAGTTTCCATGTCTTATCCTTTTAGTTTCTCTAATATTACTTTTGCATTTCTAACACAAGGTATTTCATCATATCGAGGATCGCCTTGAGTTAAACCTTCCACCATCCAATCTAAAGCTTCTACAAGCTCATTGACATCTCTAGCTAATGCCTTTCTATACTCAAGATCAGTTTGAGTTTGTCTATGGACTTTTAAAAGCCATTCTTTGGTGTCGGGTTCTTTATTTTTCATTATTAATCATTCTGACAGATTTAAGACTTCGAGTGTTTGCATCAAATACAAATTCAATATTACACCTACTTGATCGTCTTTTGTTGGTGGCGGCACAAAGACCAACTTTGTCATAAGCCCTTAAAAATACAGAATAGGGTGCAATTATATCTTCTCTTGGCGGAACTGCCGTTTTT